CAACGAACGGTGCGTTGAGCGGGCGGCCCTGCGGCGTGAACTGCGGCGGCTGGGTCGGCGCGACGGGTGCCTGTTGTTGCTCGATGCTCGCCAAACCGCCGAAAAAGCCCTTGCCGGACTGCTTGGCGATACGCCACCACAGCGCCACCCGGAACCGCCCCTGACAGTGCGGGCAGGTGTTGTAGCCCCAAAGGCTGGGGCCAGGCTTGCCCTGCGGGCTCAGCTTGGGGTTTTCATCGTGGTTTAGAGAAAAATCGTTTGTGCCGTTTTGCGATTCAGGCCGGTATGCCATAGATCCCCTTTCCCTTCCCCTATCTCATAGCACCGTTAAAAGAAGGGACCGGCGCAGTGCCAAAGCCTTTGTGGGCTCCGGAAGATAGGGGATCAGCGCTGCAACGGCGCCGGTCCCTGCACCCAAGATAGTCGCTGGATCGGGGAAGTCAAGGCGCGTCGTCCGAAATCGACAGCGCCTTAGCCACCAGGCTCAGGATGGCGAGCCGCTTGTTCATTGCTATCATCTCCCGCTCGATGCGCGCCGTGGTGCGAACCGCTTCCTCGGCTGCGTTTTTGTGCACGATCGTCAGGTTGATCATCCGGTCGAGCTTATTGCGCCCGCCCTCCATCTCGGCCAGCAACGTATTCAGCTTTTCGCGGAGGCCCGATTCGCCCTCAACGTGCTCCAGGAACCTATCCTCCAGCGCTTTCAAGGCATCTTCGATCTTGGCTGCCCGCACCCCGCTGGCCGAATTGATGGCGTCCAGCAGCATGTCGTAGAGCGATTGCTCGCGGATCGTTAACGCGTCGTCGCTCACTCATAACACCCCGTGCAGTTGTCCGGTCGTGACGATGACATAGGCAATCGCCAGGTAAATGAGAAACTTCCCAATCGCCGGGAGCTGGTCACTCCACCGTCTGCCGTTGGGCATCACCATCCGCTTAACGTACACCGTGGCGCGTTGCGTCAGGGTAGCGTTGGGATCAAAAGAATCATTCATCCGGTTTCGCCTTCCACGCCTTCACGGCTTTTTCAGTGCTACGCCCCACCACGTAGCCGCCTAAGCCGATCTTCAACAGATCCCACATGTCGGGCGGGATATCGAGCTTGGGCGCCGCCGGATAGAACAGCGTCAGGTACGGGTGCACGATGTAGTTGTTCGCGATGATGGCGCCGAACAACAGCATGATGATGGGCCGCCACTGGCTGGTCAGCGCGTGCTCGGAGCCGGCCTCCGCCCGGATGATGGACGCCGCCGCCTCGAGCTCGCGGAACTCACCCTGCTGCTGGAGCTCGAGCAGCTTGAGCTTAGCCGCGTCCGCCTGCGCCTTATCCGGGAAGACGGAATCAATCACCTTGCCGACAACCGGCAGCAATGCCGTGATAAGCGGCAGCATCAGCTCTTCCTCTGCAGCATGATCAAGATCATGACAATGCCGATCAGAATAGCCACCTCACCCGGACTGAAGACCATCAGGGCTTCTCGGTGGTGATCTTCAACGATTCATTCTCCCAGCTCATCGTCGTGATGGTGACAAAGCCGGGATCCGTTATCAGCACACACTCAGGGAACAGCTTCACCGTTGAGATCGTCCGCGTCCGGGAGTTACGGCTTAGATCCAGCGTCGCCCCATTCCATACGTTGGTCGTGGTCGCGAGCGTGGTGGAATCGTAGTGGTCCATGTTCACCCGGCCGCCATAGATATCGACCGTGGCCGCCGTCCATTCCTCGCCCAACGTGGTCAGCGTGCCGCCATTGACCCGGATCCAGCCGGCCAGATCGGCCGCACAAGCCAATATGTTGACGCCGCTATTCTGGCGGTAGTTCGTCACCGTGGTGCCCTCGCCCACCACCACCCGATTCGCCGCATTGCTGCCCTGCACGTCGATGGATGCAAGCACCGCCGTGGTGCCGGGGAGCTTCACCGCCACACCCACGCCGCCCGGCGCATTGATAACCGTCAGCACGGCCGCCGCATCGTTGGCCACGTAATCCACCGCGAGCTGCCCGGTATCACGAGCACTCGCCGCCGTGTTGAACACAATGCACACCGGCGTGCCGGCATCCCCGTTGTCGATGTTCACCCGGCCCTGACCGGCGCCGGTCTGATTGCCGCTCTCGCGCCCTATCTCGATCCGATCGGCATCAATCTTGAAATGCGTTTCGCGGTACTCCGGCGTGCTCGTTGCTTCGGTGCCGTTCGACATGAAGGCATGCGGATTGAGCCCTATATACCCCGTGTAGGCTCGATCGGTCCGCACCAGGTTCAGGCTCAAGGCATTCTGATCAATGTCCCACAGCAGCGGCGTAGAGCCCTTGTCGAAGATGATTTCATCGTTGGTCGTCGGCACCGTATTGCTCGACCAGTTCTCGGCCACCGTAAAGTGATTCGCACTCTCGGCCGCCGTCGCCTCCGCCGTATGGCTGACCGTGCCGGTACCGCCAGCAACAGACGCTGTGAGTATGAACGGCTCACCATTCACGCCCGTGCCCGTCACCGTGTCGGTGCTGACCGTCCAGGTGACCGCCGAGAAATAGGCATGCCCGGATAAGCCCAGTGCTGTATTGAGCGCACTGGCCGTGCCGTTCGCATCCGTCGTGCCAACGACAGACACCGCCACATTGCCGATCGTCACGGTGTAGGTGGTCGCCGCATCGTAGGCAGTGATCTGAATCGTATCGACCTGCTGCACGTTGGGTGCCAGGCCCGTCCATCGGATAGTCGCCATGGGCTAACCCTCTATTGAAGCCGGAGAAACTGCACCGTCTCTCCGTCCGTGAAAATGTCGGTAGCCGGAAAGGCCAGCGAGCCGCCAAGCCGGAACAGCACACCGAGCCCGATCGAGACCGGGGTGCCGCCGGGGAAATTCTGATAGGTGCGCGCCAGGTTGTACTGGCAGCCCACATCCGAAGCCACCGTCGCGCAGTAATGACCCGTGATAATGATATCGTGCCCGCTCGAGACGCCACGGGTACGCCCGCCCACCGTCTGATTCGACGATTCAAATATCTCGCCGGTCGAGCCGATCAACGACAACGAAGTAATCGAGATAGTCTGCGTGAACCCGCCACCGTCACCACAGCACAACCCAAAGTCGGTGCTTTCCTCTTCAGTGAAGAACTGCTTATCAATCGCAATCGTTCCCACCACCACCCATTCCAGATCGGGCGGGGAACCGACGAGCTCGGATTCAAACCGCCCCCCTGCAGACTGCTCGAACGTCTCGCCAGCAGGAAACTGCAAACGGCGCACCGTCACGTCGGGATCCGCGCCCATTGGCGCCCGTCGGTGTTCAAGTCAAACCATTCGTATTGCGTCGAGCCCGATACATGGCCGTGCCCGCCCGCAAAGCTCATACCCTGGATGATGTTGCCGGCCGCATACGCCGGCGTTATCTCGTGCAGATCGCCCCCGAAGGTAGCGCTCGCCAGGCCCTGGCGTAGATCCTGAGGCTTACTCACATGCACCGTCATTGCCGTGCCGCGCCGGGTGCAGACCAGATACTCGGTATCCTCGTTGACCACCGTGAACCAGTCCCCGCGCACCGCCGCGTCCTGGCGCGCATGATGGAAGCCCACCACCGACGGCGCATTAGCCGCGTCGATGCCACGCTGATAATCGCGCAGCCGTTCATTCAGCACCCGCGGCTCGAGCTGCAGGTGGCGCGGGCGATGGCGGAACTTGCTCACAGATTCAGCACCCCAAAGTTAGCCGTGTCGTATAACTGATAGGTCTCGAGAGAAACCCCCGCTACTAAGGGTGAGACAGGACGGTTGGTCTTGTCGTCTATAAAGGCCACGGCGGCCTCCCACCCCTCACGGTTATACTCGAACTCGTAGGTCACCGAGTAGGTCGCTCCGTTGTCCTCGGAGATCCCCTCGATCGCCGTGCATAGCCAGCTCTTCGCCGGCTGGGAAAAGAACGTCGAGCTATTCAACGTGCCGACATAGGTCTGAGACTTGCTCAGCGGATCGCCGTTCTCCGGCCGGCTGACCGTGAGCACCGTCGTCGGCGTGAACCCCTCCACCTCGGCCGCCTGGATCTCTAACCCGTTGCGCCCTGGCGCCGGCTCGGCATAGGTGTGCTGGGTGGTGATCTGCGTACCGTTCACATCCTGGGTAAACGTCGCCGGCTGCAGCCTCGAGCCCACCTGGATCGTGCCACCGCTCGGAGTAGGATCGGGCGGGTTATCGTCGGTGTTGAACGGATCGGGCCGCCGGTAAACCACCGTCACCCAGTATTGCGTCGGCTGTTCTTCGGCGTGCTCCGCGGAGAACTCGAGCGCATAGATCCCTGGGATCTCCCCGCTCTCGGTGTTGTACGCCACCGTCTGATCCACCGCCGCCTTCAGCGTCGCAGCCGATTCGATGTAATAGACCACGCTGTGCCGCCAGCCATCGGAGCCGCGGCTTAGCGTTGATCGAACAATGTCAGCTTGTGGCATGCCCTACCCCGTGAAGAACACCGAAGCGCCCGTGGTGTTGTTACGCATACCGCCTAAAATCTTGCGCAAGGTGTCGTCTATGCTGTCCAGGCGCTTAGACTTCACTTCCTGCGGCTTAGCCTGAGTGAAGCCCGCTGCACTCTTACCCGTGAAAGTCGTCGCCAGGTTGATCTGCTTGCCGAGCGTCCCCTTTGCTTTTCTGGCCAACAGCGCCGCCCGCTTGGCCGCATCAATGGTTCCCGCCTGCAGGACATTTTGACGACGCAATGCCTGATCAGCCTCCGATATACTCTGCTTGAATCCATTCATTTGGGCACGGGTCGCAAGCACCGCTTTGCCCACACGCTCCATCAGCGTGCCGGTACTGTTGGCAAAGGTCGATACCGCCGTCTGCGGCGCCTGCCAGATCGCCCGCCACTTGTTTAACTTGCCGGTAAAGAACGCGCCCACCTTGGTCGCCCAGCCTACCGTACGCTGATCTGCTTCGGCGAGCTTGGCATTGACCAGCCCGAGCTCACGAGCCGTACTGGCCAGCGCAAGCACCATCTCGCCGCCACCATCGGCGAGACGGTTCAAGCTCACCCCCTCGGTATCGAGCAGCTTGAAGATCGTAGCCAGCTCGCCGCCGTCCTTCTTCGCCATCTTGAACTTCTCGGCCAGCAGCGCTACCCGATCAGTCATCCCCAGGCTCAGAAACTTATCGGAGTCTATGCCGATCTCAGCAAAAGCCGCCCGTAACTTTTCACCCTCGGCCGTTGCTTCCCCCGCGCGCCGAGTCACCCGCTGCAAGCCGGTCGAAAAGGTCTTGAAATTCACCCCGATATTAGCCGAGACATACGCCAGCTCTTGAAGATCCTCAACACTGGTATTGAGCTGTACAGACAGATGCTTAAGCTCGTCATTGAACTTGATGAGATCGATCTGTTTCGTAAAAGAAAAGCCCGCTGCCGCGGTAGCCGCCGCCGCCAACGACGCCTGCGCTCCACGAGAAAACAAGCCTACTTCCTGCTTCGCCTGCTTCATGTCACGAGCGAATTGCTTGGCATTGCTTAGCAACCGTACCGCCACCGAAGCAACATTAAAGGCCATTACGCTCGACCGCCTTCATGAAACCGACGAGGGTCGATGCGACCTGCTCGCGAGACTGACGCGGATAGGTGCGCGCGTCCTCGTCGGCAATACGCCACGGTTCCAGCACGGCATACGCCTGCCACAGCCGCCACACGTGCGCCGGCAGCACCCGCAACAGCTCGTAGGGGTTTGGCTCGCCCAGCACCAGCGCAAGCCGGCATGCGAACAGTAAGCCGGGCTGGGCTCTCAGTTTCCCACCGCACGCTCGCCTCCCCCGCTCAGGCCGTTAACCTCGAGCGCCGCTTCAAGCACCGGCTGAAACAATGTTGTCGGCCAGTCCGATACCTCGAGCAAGCCTTCTGCCTCATCGGGATAAAGCAGCTCGCCAGACTCATTGCATACGGACTTCGCCACCAGGACCGGCGCCGCGGCGGCGTCCTCCATGTCGGCAAAAGCCAGCACATCGAGCGCACGGATCGCCCGCACCCAGGTTGTGCAGTCGTGCGCGGGCACGTCCACCTTGAGCCGGCACCCGCGCGCTTCACGGGCCAGCTCGCGTGTGAGCTCACGCATTACGGCGTGACGGTGATCGCGCCAGTGAGCTTAATCGTGCCCGTGGCCGTCTGACGCTCTTCCAGCGGCACCGAACCGCTGAAATTGATCATGAAGCCCGACGCCGCCCAGGTGCTCGTGCCGCCCGTGCCGGAGCTCGGCACCTGCAACGTGCACGTCTCCGCGGCGCCGCCATACGGCGGCTCGGTCTCGGCCGCCCAGGCTATCTCTACCTCGAGCTCGCCCGGATCGTAGAGACTGCCGGGCACAAAGGTGCGTGCCGTGGTGGTGCCCGTGTGGGTCGTGTCGATGGACGGACGCTCGATACCATTCCAATTCGCCGAGATGATCTCCGCAAAGAAACCCGAGTCAAACGTAACCGTCGCGCCTGTACCTATTGCTGCCATGGTGCCATTTCTCCATTAGCGTAAAGGGATCAGAAAACGTCGCAGTTGTGATTTATACAAAGTAGCGAACCGAGTCTTGATAACCCTGTTGATTACAGCTCGGATCGCCTCCTCTTTCTCACCCAGATCAACCGGCTTACGGCCCACCAAAGCCTTTACTTCCTTAGCCGTCACCGGGTAGCGGGTGCCTACCCATACTTTTGTCTGAACCTTAGGGAATTGCCCTTTATGCGGCTTATCCTTCCAAAACCATTGCACACGCTTTCGCGTGCTCTTCAACGTAATCCCCTCGCTCGACACAAGAAAGCGCCGCACATGCCCCCTGGACTCCTCCGATACCTTGGCTATGGCCGACGCCGCCGCCTTGCTGTCGAACTCCTGAACCTTGGTCAGATTCCTCAAAGCTCGTTGCACGCCTGTAACGAAAACCGCCATCAGCTAATAAACTCCAGCAAGCACTCGAGCAACAGCCCGTCATCGCGCGGCTGTATCGCCTCAATGCGGTAAGTCCCCCGCGCACCGATCGTGATATAGAGCCCGATCACATACCCATCCGATTCCTTGCACCACCACTTCGGGCCGCCGCGCTCCCCACCCTCGACGGTGTGATCATCGAAGATCCCGATCACCGCCGTGCCCCCGCTGACCGGCACCGTGGTGTCGCCCAACGTGGCTACCGATGCGTTCTCAGCCCAGCCCATATCAATCCTGAAAAAGGCATCGGATAGATCCGCATCCAGATCCCGATTGCCGGGATCCAGCGCCAGAAAAGTGTCGGTGAGATCGGTCGCGAGCTGGGAGGCCAGGTTGCCCGTCGGAGGTGGAATAACATCAGGAACCGCACCACTAGAGGACAAGCCCAGTAAGAGGTAAACATTGACAGAAGTCCCGAGACCCTGGGTGACGTAGTGCGTAGCCACACTAGGTTGCCCTCGTTTGGCTGGTGGGGGTCGTCGCGTCGTCCAGGGTAAAGGTCATTGCCGACGTCGTGCCGTCGAGCTTTTTCGCCGTTAAGGTGGTCGTGACCACGCTACGCTCGGCCAGTAGGCTCCACATCATATAGAGCGCCTGGGATAGCGTGAACGTCGAGCCATCGGTGGCGTAGCTCTCGGTTAATGCCGTCGTGAGAATGTCCGACGCCTTAGCCGGGGCATAGAGCGCCTGCGCGGTCGCCAGGGTGGCACCGTCTGCACCCGTGATCTTATCCAGATCGAGCTGCGCCGTGTCCGCCTTTGTTTCGAGCGTATCCACGTTGGTGGTCAGCTCATCGAGTATCGCATCGAGCCGCCCGGCATCCTGCCATTCGTTGAGCACTAGCCCCGATGAGTCGGCATCGACGTGCCCGGCCAGCGCCTCGTCCCACACGGCATCGGCAATGGCGTCCAGCGCATCGCTCGCTAACTCGCCAGCGCCTATTGCGTTGTTCGCGATAGCAGCGGCCGTAATAGTAGCGGCATTGATGCTTGCCACCACAACCCCATCGGTGCTCGTGTCGGCAAGCACATCATCCAGGATCACATCCAGCCGCCCACCGTCCTGCCACTCGTTCAGCACCAGCCCGGCCGCATCGGTGCCCGTATGCGCCGCTAACGGCTCATCCCATACCGCATCGCCTATTTCATTCTTCGCCGCCGTCGAGAGCCCGCCCACGTCGGTCAGATTCGCACCCGCGGTGCCCACCTGATCCGTTAAGAACGTGTTCGCCGTGTCGATTAGCGCCTTGAGCGCCCCCAGTCCGTCCACCCCGTTCGCTAGATCGGCAGCCGCCGCGCCAGCATTCAGCGTGAACTGCCCCACCACCTCGCCGACCACACTCACCGAATCCACCGTGCCGGCCTCAATGACGACATGGTAATGCCCGCCGACATTGAAGCCGTTCGCTGCCGTAGCCGCGATGGTGCAGGCATTGAGCCCCGTGATGGAGTTTAGATCCTCGGTCACCGCCACCGAAGTCAGGATCGGCGTCGCCGTCACATCCTCGTACACCGCCACGGTGGCCGCACTCAGCGTGGACGGCGCACCCGTCGAGAACTGCCGGGTCGTGAACAGCAAATAGATGCTGTCAGCAAGGGTATAGTCGCTCACGCCGCCAAGCCTCCCGCTGCGCCCGCCAGGCCGCCCAGGCCCGCCAATCCGCCGTCACCGGCCAGCGCCCCCATGATGCGCCCCCCGCCCGCTGCGATGAAATCCGCGTTCAATAGTCGAGTAGTCGGGGCCAGTAATCGGAGCCAACTGTTGGGTGTCCTGGTGAGCATAGGCCCTGCGTCAAACGGAGGCACGGGTGAGTCGGTCAGGTCATATCGGGACGACCACACTATCCCAACCGGGATACGCCCTACCCAGCAATCCGCTGTGCCTGTATTAATTTTCCCGATTAAGGTCGTCACGCCGGTCGCGTTCGCCGCGAAATACTCCCACTGATTAGCAGACGCATCGTAGCGAAACAACATGTTGTTATCGTGCGATGCGGTGACTGTTCCCGTTGAACCGACCTGTCTGCCGTCCTGGTACACACGCACCTCGGTGCCGAATCGGATCAGCATGATGGCGTGATACTGCCGGTCGTCTGGCGTCGTGTCGGCAAACGTCGCGCTTGAACTGGTACCTGCGTTCCACGACGACAGCAACGTGAATTCGTTCACGTCGGTGATGCTGCCGTCGAAGCGGTAGACGAACAGGCAGGCAAAATCACGCCACTGATTAGCACCGCTCGAATCGACGTTGGACTGTATAAAGTGCGTAGATGACGAGTGAGTATCAAAAACATACTCACGCCCGTACAGACCATCGGCAAACGTAATGCCCGATCCAAACGTCAACGTTCTTGGATCGGCTACCAAGTCAGCATTCAGCGGGAACGGATACTGATTTCTACGATAGCCTAATGCCGCTTCACGCACGCCCCTGGCCCAGGGATGAGCACTCCACTGGACATCACCGCCACCTTGCGGCTTACGCTGTCGTGGATAGCGAAGCGGAACGATAGCCATCTAGGTGCTCGTGTACTTGATGCCGGTGTAATGCAGCCAGTGATTGGCAGCCGTCGCGTGCAAATTCACACCCGTGTTATGCGATACCCAAAGGCCCCATTTGAGCGGCATCACCCCGCCAAACAGCGCCGCTACAGAAAACGGCAACACCGAATAAGCGCGGCTGCTAGTCGTATTCGGGGCGATTACCGCGCCGAGACGCAATTGATTTCGTTGCTCGGCTTCAAAGGTTGCCGCCGCATCGGCCGCCGTCAGCGCGGTGGTAGTCGCAATGGGATACGAAAAGGTGCTCGAAACGACTTTCGTCGGCGCGTAAACGTACACCGATATGGTACCGCCGGTCGGACTGGTGCCAGTCGTAATCTGCCCCGATACCTCTGCGTCCATGAACAGGTTCGAGGTGTTATCGACTACCGTTGATTCGCGGCCCGCTACCTGCGTGGCCGATGTAGCCAACGACGCCAACGTAATCGTGATGGCCGTCGAGTCGGTAATCGAGGAATAGGTGGTGGTGGTGACTGTTGCCATTACGCGCGCTCCTGCTCAACGTCACCGGCTCCCGGCGTAAACCCCAGCCCCAGCTCCTGCGCCCGACTCTGCCCGTTAGCCGTCCGTCGCAAAGCAGCCAGTGCCGTGATGGTGGCCGAGCCTGCGCCGAACAAGTCCATCACCAATGCCACGTTCGCCGCACCGAAGGGATCGATAGTCTCCCGCCCGCAGAAGCTCACCCAGAGCAACTTGTTGGCTGCGCTCAGTCCCGCCCAGTCTGCGCCTGCCGTCGCCCCGAACATCGCATCGCCCGAGAGGCTTGCTGCGTCCAGGTTCCGGTCTCGTGCGTTCAAGCTGTCCGCAGCCTGCTGGTCCGTCATGCCCGCATAGCCCCGGCCCAATGGGTCGTTGGCTAACTCGTCGCTCAGTATGCTCATCTAGCTATCCCTTGCGTTAGCCATGACGGTCTAAGACGGGCCGCCGTGGGGCAGCCCGTCGTCACGCACCACTAGAACGATTCAGAGCCGAAATTGATGTTGACCTGGCAGGTGGTCGCCGTGGTCGTACAGGCCGCCCACAACTTGCCCCCGAATACGTTCGACGTGGTAGTCGCCACCGCCGCGCCGGCGCTGGTGAAGTACACATTTTCGCCTTGGGTAATCAGGGTGGCCGCAGCCGTGCGCGTGACCGTCCACACGCCCACCACCGCGCACTCGATCACCTCGGAAGTCACCGCGGTTTCGAGCGCAACACCCACCATCTCCGCGCCGATGGTTTTCACATCGCCTTTGGTGACAGCCCCCGTGGTCGTGTACTGGATGTACTGACCGTCTTGAACCAGAGTAGTTGTCATTACGCCTCTCCGTCGTTCTGATACAAGCCGCGGTGATCGAGCGGTGCCGCGCCCACATCGAGCCTGACCTTGTAGATCGCACCGTCACGGGTGAAACCGTCCTGTTGCTCGAGATACGGGCTTTGCTGACCGTTCAGAAAGCCCACCTCAACCGTGCCCACCGCCATCGGGCTGGCCGCGAGGTACCACTTCACCGCGGAATCCGCATCCAACCGGGGCTCGGTCACCTGCTCGAGACTCGCCTGCCAGATGTTGTTATCGTTGTTGCTGCCCCCTGGCGTCAGCGAGCTCGTCAACAGCGTGCGGGTCGTGCCCCACAGAGCCGCGGGGATGATGATATACCGCGCCAACAAATTGAGCGTATTGCCCGCTGGATCGGTCTGGGTCGCCATCAAGGTGTAAGCGCTGTTCAGCGCCGCCACCGTGGGTGCCGTGCCCGAGTCGGTCAGGTTGCTATGACCGGCCGCAAAGAGCGCCACCGCATCGCTCAGGTTCGCGTTAGTCGTCAAGATGGAATACACCTCGTCGCCCACCATGCGCGCGGCCGCCCGGCCCATGTGGCGGGGAATGTCGGAGAAAGCATTTTGATCGTCGTTGATAATCGCCGTGCGGCTGATGGAAAACAGCTTGCCGAAGGTCTTCAGCACGATGGTTTCCTGGCGATCCGAGAACGTCCCGTACTTATACTCTTTGTCGTCGGTGATATCGTCCAGATCCCCGAAGGTGGACATAACCGGACGGTTCGCCGTTTTGAAGTCCTGCAGCGACCCCACCCGGCACCATTGCTGCCAGGTTTCCGGCGCCTCGACATACCCCACCTGCAGGGACTTGCCGATGTTGTTGGCGAGCAGGTTGGTGAAATCGTCGGGATGATGGCCGATCAAGCCACCCATCGCACGAGACTGAAACAACTTGTCGGCCACCTGCGCGGTAGACCAGTTACGGGCTTCAGGGATCCCCGCTACCCGCACCGCATGCTCGCGGGCGAGCTCCAGAAACGTCATCCCGCTCAACGGATTGCTGTGAATGTCACGCGCCGCCTCATCATGCCGCGCAATCAAGCTCTCGGCGAGCCGCTGATTGCTGTCATTAAGCCGCGTCTCGGGATGCGGCTTGTGCTCGAGCTTCACGGCCAGCGCCCGATCGAGCGCTTCAACCGTCTTGTCGCGCTGGTCGTCGCCCGCCTGAATGGAGCCTACCGGCTCCGCACCCTCGCCGAGCTTCGCGAGCAAGCGCGCACGGGCCATCTCAGGCGAGACGGTGGGATTGTCGATACACTCGAACATAAGCGCCGCGTGAGCCGGAAAAGCCCGGTAAGATTCGATGATATCCGAACGGCGAGCCGCATCGGACGAGCCAGCGTCAGGCGCCGGCACATTGGGAGTCGGGTCCATTGCTGGTTCCTCTCTATGGATCTGGGCACCCGGATCAGCAGGTACCGCCACTACACTAGCCTCGAGCAGCTCCCAGCGCTTAGCGCGCCGGCCGCCGTCTACGTCAGCCCATTGCCGTACCCGGTAGCCGATGGATACGTCACTCAACATTCCCTCGCGTACGTCCTGCCAGATCTCTTCGGCACGGGTGTTGCGGGAGAACCGAAGGCGACCTTCTAATCGGTCACCTTGTAACTCAACGCCCTCGACCCGTCCGATCGGGGTCTGTTGATCATGAGAAAAGAGCAGGGGAAGCCCCCGCTTAGCCCTGGCCAGATCGATGGTCTTGGGTGTGTGTTCCAACACCTCGGTCCCGAAGAAGCGCTCGACCGGGCTCTCGGTGCTCAGCGTCGCCTGCACCGTGCGCGCTTCCTCATCGAGCGTGCCGCGCTGCAGCTCCACCTCACGATAGAACGTGCCGTGCTCGGCCGGATCAGCTTGTCTAATCTTCATCGTCATCGTTGGATCCTGTATCAGCCATTGCGGGCACGGCCGGCTCGAAACTGTCGGCCGCGAGCTCCTCGTCCACCCGGCGCGGAGTACCGCCGCGCTCACGGATCACCTGGGTGCGGCTCTTGAAACCGCTCTTAACCGAGAGCTCGTCCGCCTGCGTTTCCTTCAACGGATCGATCCAGGGGATCACCGCACCGGCATAGGTCGCCGCGGAGAGCTGCTCGAGCGTGTAACCGCCCGTGCCGTCAATTGCCCCACTGGTCAGCGCCAGGCGCACGAACTCGCGATAGACCGGCTCGAGAAACTGCGCCGTCCAGTACGAGCGCAGCCGATCATAGGCCGGACGCTGCTCGACCAGCGCCTGACGCTGAGACGAGTACGTGCCGGAGTAGTCCTTCGATATGGTCGAATAACTGGCACCCGTCCCGGCCGCTACCGCCTTGAGCATCGCATCGCGGAAGTCCCCGAGCTGGCTGTTGGGCCGGCTGGTATTGACCACCTGCAGCTCTTCGCCAGGGGCCAGGTTATCCATAACCATGCCCGCCTCGAGACTGAAGGCGCGATTGCCGTCCGGCGTGTACTTCGGCGTGTGACCGAAAACGGGCTGTCGCTTTATCACCGCGGCAAAGCTCGCCGCCACCCGAGCCGCCACCCGCTCGGACTCTTCGTAGTGCTTCAGATCCATCAACCGCGCGGTGACGCCGCTGAACACGCTCACCCCGCGTACCTGATGGGTGCGCCGGGCATACTTCAGGTGCATCAGATCCTCGGACGCCACCTGGCGAAAGTCGGTTAGCGAGCCGGTAAAGTCGGGCAGCACCCCGCCAGGATGGCGCTTGTGTACGAGATACGCCGT